TTATGCAAGGGTTCCTATTTTACTAATTTCATTAATCCTATTATCTTCATTTAACATCAATTCATTAACGAAACTAGTAAAATTATTCAAAGTTTCAAGTGAAATTGTTGAATCTTCAAAATGAATCATAAATGTATCAAACTTAACCATTGTAATAACAATCATTTTATCCTTTTTGTATCGAAATCTACTCATTTTAATATAAAATAACCAGTCTTTAGCACTACTTTGAAACACTGGTGGTATAATATCATCATAAAAATCAAATGAAACATAATAACCCCTGAATTCTTTATCGATATCTAAATCATCAATGTTGTCATACATAATAGTTTCTTTTTCGTTGTAAAAATAAATTTTTCTACAAACAAGTTTAAGCAACGCTTTTGTATCACCAATAATAAATCCAAACATAATGTGTATTAATTTTTATTTAAAACTTATTCAATTTTCAATATATAAAGTATATAATGAAATCAAAAACTATTTTTCTAAGTATACTACTTTTAATATCATTATCTCTTGGAACATACATATTCTTTAGAGAAGATCCGGTTATACCAGAGCCCGAACCAACTCCAGAAAACTTAAACAGAATTCTTTATACAAAACCAAGTGATGTTAATAAACTTATTCCTGGAATAGATAATGAATTATATGGTCCCGAAGTAACAAATTATATTAATAGTAATTTTACACTAAATACAGTAATTGTTCCAAACAATAAATACGCTACCATCGCAAATTCATTTTCAAGATTTCCTATGATACAAATAACGAATGACAACTATCTTCGTATTATTGCAGATTGGTCTATTCGCTATCAAAAACCAGTTTCCCCAGGAATTCCTGTAAAACTAAAAATTCAAAAAAATATATGCGATTTTGATGCTTTTATTGATGATATACATGTTTATAATGGTCCAATAATTGAAAATCCACAATTCGGAAATTGTGACGAGAATGGTGTATTACATTCTGAGACTAATACTTTATTAGTTAGAGGATATAATGAAATAATAAAGGATATTCAACTAAGCTAATTCTCTTTAAGTGAAGTACACAAAAAAGAAATTAAACAAATATTTTTTTACTTAAACTCAATCATACCTCCATCAAACTTCTTCTCAACAGTCTTAGTCAACATGTTATAGTCCTTTTTAAGTGAACATTCAACATAGGAAATTGTATATGTGTTTCCATCATATTTAATTTTGATATTGTAATCATACGTTGAATCTTCGAAAGTCCAATTACACATTTCATAAAATACAATTGTATCATCAGTACTTTCTTCCTTTACACAATTTATATTATCCTCACTTCCCCCATGTAAAATACCTTTGATCTCACATTTAATACCAGCTTTAATTAAAGTTTTTCCGAAAGTAACATCACCTTTCTCCATGATAAAATTATACATGTTTCCCAAAATTGTTTTCATAATTTTTTCAACACTAATAGTGATTTTGATACCAGAAGTTAATTTGAATTTTGTAGGAGCTTCAAACTTCTTTGGATTATTCATAATTTCTTTGAATTTTTCATAAGAATAATCAATTATAATAGGATCATAATCATCCCAGTTACTCCACGGAAGACTAATAACTGTGCGAGAATCTCCATCATTTGCAAATGTATTAATCTTATTTTTTGCAATAATTATTTCATCAATTAAGATGAAATCAAAGTATTGTGCAAGTCCTTCAATATCTTTTTTGGTCCATGTAGATACTTTTTGGTTAACTAAACAGAATAACTCCATAATATCCTTTTTATTTCTGAAGAAAATGGTTTCAAAAGTAGTAGTAATTCTTTCTGTTGTTATCATCAAAATATTGTTTCGTGAAACAGAAATCTTTCCACCTCTGTAATTATCAATTTCAATGAATGTAGTCATCTTCTTTGTTGTATAAAAATAAAACAAAAATTTAATCAATTTTTTTAAACAATACTTATGTAATTAAATCCACTTCTTGATTTTTGTCTTTTAGGACCGGCTTTAATAAACCAATATCGAGAACCTCTATAAACATTCATTTATTATATTATTATATAAATTATTCATTTTTTTACAATCTTTTTTAAAGACTATTCATTTAAGTAAGTAAAATGAATAAAGTACTTATACTTGCGTTTCTAGCGTTTCTTGCAAACGCACAAGAACCATTTACTTTTCTTGCAAATAGTAAATCAGGATTCAATCCTCCTGATGAAGGTCTTGCTGTAACTGAAACAAGATTTATGTCTTGTGTTAATGGAAAATGCGATTTGTATACTAAACCAGGACTAGACAAATTGTCAACTACATCTTTGACTAATTTTTATAGTTCAGTAAGAGTTGGAACCACATTCGATCCTCGTGGTTTTTATGATGTACACAGTAAAAAAATGGTGTTTATTTCAACTGACGGAATCAGACAAGCAGGATCTCAAGTTGTAATTGCTGTTTCTAAAACCGACTCACCAAATAATCTTGGTACTGATTGGTGGACATATTCATTCAGGGCTTCTGAATCAGATGCTGTCTGGGCGGATTATCCCAGTGTTGGTTATGATTTCTATAACATTTATATTTCAGTAAATATGTTTACTGGTACAGGAAAGAGTGGTGAAACTGATAATATTCCTCGTATCTGGGTTATTCCTAAATCCGAATTGTATTCCGGTAAATTAGATAAATCAAAAGATATTCCAAGAAAAGTTCATAAAATTTCTGGTCATTACACGATGGTTCCGGCAACAACACGTGAAGCATCAAACAAAAATATGTATGTTATGAGCGTAAGTGGTAGATCACTGAACATGGTTAAAATTAATAATGTTCATGATTACTCTCAAACCACAATTGAACAAGCAAGAATTGATATTGGAGCTTATTATATCGGAACTTATCCAAATCAAAAAGGTGGATCAGCAACTGTTAATACAGGAGACTGGAGACCCCAATCTGGTTATCAATTTGGTAATCATCTTTGGTTAACTCGAAATTCAAAGAATACTGGTAAAGTTCACAACAGTGTAATGTGGTACAAGATTGATGCTAATACTTATGATACTGAAATTGGATTCTTTGATCATCCCGAACAGGATGGTGCATTGTTTTATCCTGCTCTCGTTCCCGACAAAGAGGGTAATGTTAATTTCATAATGAATGGCGTTGATCCCGATAACTATATTTCTAGTTTTGTAACATCTATTTGTGCTAATGGAACAGTTATGCCTTTGCGACTTGGTAAAGCCGGAGAAGCATACTTTTCAAGTAACAGATATGGTGATTATAACGCTATCGCACTCGATCCATCTGATGAAACAACTGTTTGGGGTGCAGCAGAAATCCCTGTTTCAAGAGGTTGGGCTATTTATGGAGTTTCATTTGAAAGCGGTTGCAATTCAGAACCTTCTGATAAATGTCCATTTGATTGTGGACCTAATGGAGAATGTGTTGTAATTCCCGGCGAACCTGGTAAATGTGTTTGTAATGAAGGTTTCGTTGGTGAAACTTGTAATCAATGTGAAGCAAAACATTATGGTCAAGAATGTCTCGATTGTCCCGATTGTGTTCAAAACACTGGACATGAATTCTGGAGTCATGGTAAATGTAATGACGGCAAAACCGGTGACGGAACTTGTGCTTGTCAAAATAACTGGACTGGTGAATTGTGTGATGAATGTTTACCTAATTATTGGAACTATTTTAATCGATTCTGTCGATCTTGTCCTAACTGTGGTGATCATGGTAAGTGTGATGATGGAAATGGTTCTGGTAAATGTGTTTGTGATGAAGGATGGATTGGTTCTATTTGTCACGAATGTGCTCCAGGATATTATGGTCCTGATTGTACTAAGTGTCCTGACTGTGGTGATCATGGTAGTTGCGTTGATGGTGTATGCGTATGCGATCAATACTTCACTGGTGAAACTTGTAACCAATGTAGTGAATCTGATAGATTCTTGCCAGATTGCAACAAGTGTCCTGCAGATTGTGGTGAAGGAACATGTGTTGAAGGCAAATGCTTTTGTAATGTAGGATGGGAAGGTGATCTTTGTGATCATTGTAATCCAGCTGAAACTAAATGTGATGCTTGTAATTGTGGTCCTAACGGCAAGTGTGTCGATCCAGTTACTGGAGAATGTGAATGTAATGAAGGTTGGGCACTTCCACAATGTGAAAATTGTACTGAAGGATATTTCCTTAATAACAATGAATGTACTAAGTGTCCTGACTGTGGACCTAATGGCGAATGTACAAAGAATGGAGAATGTCAATGCAACATTGGTTGGACTAATGATCCAAATCTTCCTGGAAAATGTAATACTTGCGAAGAATCATATTTCCTTGATGGTGATGAATGTTTGAAGTGTCCTGATTGTACTAATCATGGAACATGTTCTGTTAAAGGAAGATGTTCTTGTGATACAGGTTGGGGTGGTGCTCTTTGTGATGAATGTGCTCCAGGATATTATGGTCCAGCTTGTGCAGAATGCCCTGATTGCGGAACTCGTGGTACTTGTAATGACACACTAACCGGAAACGGTGTTTGTGAATGTGAAGAAAATTGGCAAGATGAATTATGTGATGAATGTGCACCAGGATATTACGGAGCTGATTGTTCACCTTGTCCTTCTTGCGGAACTCACGGTACTTGCAATGACACATTAACTGGAAACGGTGTTTGTGAATGCGAAGAAGGATGGTCTGGTTCTTTGTGTAAGATGTGCGAACCTGGACATTTCGGAACAGAATGTCTTGATTGTACTGAATGTGATCAGGGTCTCTGTAGAGATTCCGTTTGTCAATGTAATCCAGGATGGGAAGGACTTCGTTGTGGAACTTGTATTCCGAGCAATGATATGTTACTTCTTGGTCAATCAAACAACACCAAGCCTTGCGGAGATCATGGTTTCTGTCAAGATGGTGATTGTATTTGTGAAACAGGATGGATTGGAAAGACTTGTGACACATGTACTCCAGAAAACACTAGCCCAGATTGTTTTAATTGCGAAACAGATCCATGTTTGTGTCGAAATGGTGTTTGTCATAATACAGAATGTGAATGTGAACAAGGCTGGACTGGTAAATATTGTGATACATGCACAGAAGATAATGATTCTCCAGATTGTCCGTGGTTAGATTGTGGTGATCATGGAAGAAATGATGCAGCTAACCATTGTACTTGTGACTACGGATGGGAAGGATCTCTTTGTGATGTATGTGTTGCTCAAATTGTAAATAAAGAATGTTCAGCAACTATCTAATAAAATCAAAAAAAAATAATTGTCTGATACACAAATCTATAAATTATTATTATTTTTTTCTTTTTTTACTTAATTTTCTTGCTCTTTTATGAAATTTACTTATAAACCAGTATTTATCACCCTTATAAATAAATGATTTACTTGATTTATCGTAGTCCCATCCTTTGTCTCTTAGTTTTTCAAAACTCTTATCAAACTCCTTTCTGAATTTCTTGTTCATATATCCAAGTCTTTCGAGTTTATTCATTAAAATATAGTAATCAAATGCTTGGTGATTCAGTAAATCTTGTTTTTTCATTTTATGTTTTTTTGTATTATAAGATAATCCAAAATCAGTTAAATAAAAATTATTACCATTTTCAAATAAGATATTTCCAGGCAATACATCTAAATGTACAATACCAAATTGATGAAAAATATCAATTAATTTCAATATTTTTTTTAAATCGCGTAAATCAAAATTATTCGCTTTGAGTAAATCAAAAACAGAACCCTTTTTTCGTTCCAGAACAATATATCCTTTATCTTCGCATTCCCAATGATCTACCATTTTTGGATGATATTTGTATTCAGAATCTTTTGTTTTAAGATAATTATAAATTTCTACTTCTTTTTTATACCCTTGATCTTTGTATTTTGTTAACAATGGTTGAATTTTAACAATATAATTATAATTCTTTAGTTCTATTACTTGACCATATTTACCTTCTCCAATTATTTTTCCTGTTTTACCGTAACCTTTTTCTTTTAATTCTTTGTAACAATTTGTACTAATTTTTATTTCATCTTGATTGGTTCCACCAACAAAAACAATAAACTTACCTTTTTCTGGATTATATGCAATAGAACCACCTTTTTGTGTGAATTTTCTAAATTCATCAGAATCTATGTTATTTCGGTCATTTTGTTTTAGAATATTACCATTAATAGTAATAAAAACCATACTTTATTATTATAGTGAAAAAACGACTACAAAAATAAAAAAATGATATTATCTTCTTTGCATTTTTAAAGATAACTTAAATTCATTTATAAAGATGACCGATACAACTGTAGAATTATCAAAAAAGGATTATTTTAAACAATTAAGACTCTTCTTTACCAATCCTACCACCAAAGAATTTATATTTGATATGGGACATATCAGTACTGATAAAATTAATACAGTCAAGAATTTGACAAATCACAAAATGTGGTTTCAAATAGATAATCATATTATAGATTTACCACCGAATGAAGAAACAGAAATAAATATTATTTTAACAAGTTTAGCATTTATGTTAAGAAGTATTAAATGCAAAGTTCCATTAACAGAAATTGATCTTTTTGATGCATATGAATTAGGATTTGAAATGTTTAAAAATGAACCTGAAAAAGTTATAACTGGTGATATCGCTTATCAATTCTTATTAGAAAATCCAGGAATTTGTGAAAATACACCAGTTCCAGTTCAAAGTAATAGTACATCTTCAATAACAATTCCTCGATCATATGGAAATTTAGAAATCCATATTCCGAATAATAGTAATGAACATAAAATTGGTCGTGATTTTCCTCCACAAATTTATGCACCGTTTGGTAACGAAAATAATATTACTTTACATGCATCAAGCGGTGGAAAAACGCCTTTTTCAAATATTACTAAAGAAACAATAGAATGTCCAGATAAAGTAAACGGGTGTCAAATACTTCATTATCGAACAGTTGAAACAATTACGCCAGAACAAGAAATGTTACGAAATAAGTTTAATAACAAAAAAATAAGTTATTATAAACTCTTAGAAAGATGGCACACTTTTTATGACAAAACAATACTTGATGCTTATAATAAATATTATGATCAATGTATTTGTCCACTTTCAACAAATGGAAAAACTATAAGTCTTCCAAAGTGGGAAAAAATATCTTATTCTATTGATCAAGAATACTTTACAAAAGAACAGATACAATGGGCTCTAAATGAATATAAAAGTTGGAGAGGATATAAAATTGATAATGGTGTTATAGAATCAGCTACCAAATTCTATACCTTGCATTCCAGCTAATAAGACAACAAAATTATAACGTATATCTAATTCAAGCTGATACTTGTATTCAATCATGTCTAATAGAATTTCTTTGTGAAATTTTATCTTTTTTTGATATAATTGTTCTTTTGTTAAATTATACATAAACGAACATGTTTCAGAAACCATACACATTTCTTTTAGTTCTAAGTAATTAATACACATTAATTGTATCTCTATTGGTAATTGAATAAAGTTCATCTCTTTTCTTAAAGTTGATACGCTTTAAATAAGCAGTTTCGTTGGTAATAAATCCATTTAAAAATAATACTCTATTTTAACTTTAAATGGACACCTACAACAAACAGATCAAGGGTATCATGGATGTTATGGCAAACTCTTTAGTCGCATGTAATGAAACACAAAAAAGTTGTGTTTGTGCACTTAATGTCAGTTATATAAACGATGAAACACTTCCTGAACACAAGAGATATAAAGTAGACGGAATTTGTGCTGAAAAAGGAATGAGCATTGATTATGATAAAATTACAAATATTATCAAGCAAATATAATAACAAACTCCTTGAAAGAAATATGTCTTTTTTATTACATTCTGGTTCTAAGTCCTATTGTAATAAAAAAAGAAGATTAAATAATTTTTTGCACAACAGAAGCATATGAAACATTTGGTGTATAGAAATTGTTCAATGCTTTACTAATTTGTCTCTTTTTAATTACTCGCTTCCACCATTGTTGAATCCTTTTGGCTGAAACAATCTTCAACCAGGCAAATAGATAATATTCCATGCCATGAATTTGAATTAGTGAACCTATTCTTCCCAAGTAATCATAAGGGTCAACACCACCTGTTGTGTAGACAATATTGACCCAACCATCTTTCTGACATTTATATATGTCAATTGCATTGGTGAGTTCTTCAGATTTATTGTCGAGCATACAAGTACCAGCAATAATTCGTTGACAACAATAAGGACAAATTACTGGATTCATAAAATTAATTACTGTTGTACCATTTCGAGGAACGTATTTAGTACAACGAATCCTCAATTTCTTCAAATCCGATTTACCTTTAGGACCGTAAGGCGAAATACGGGCACCAAAATAGTCAAGAATTGATTCAGCTGTATGAGGATCCATTATTGTAACAAAAAGAGATATTTTCAATTTTTACTCTTCATTTTAAAAATTGAAAATCCAGCATTTATAACCATTATCACGTCATGGCTACAGTTAGTCTCAAACTTCTTGAGGGCAAAAAACAGCCTAGTATCAAACGTATC